TTGAGCACCCGCTGGCGCATTCTGCTCGACTGAAATCTCGACCTCATCACCGAACACGAAATTCACGATAGCATCAACGGCTGGTTGCACCTCGTTGCCCATGACGTTCATGTCTGGCTCACCTTCCATTCGCTCGAATGGCTTATCTAGTTCTCCGTCGTGAGCTTGCCATGCCCTAGCGATACGTTCGACGCGTTGGCGATCTGCTTCTGTTATCCCATAGGTGGGTTGTCCTAGCTGAGTTGGTGCTTGTGTGGTGTTCATAGGTTATTCCTATTCTTCATCCATGCGCATGTATTTCTGATAATCCAGATGATACAGCTCTTCCATATCTAACGGAAGATCAATATAGTTCCTAAAAAGCTCATAATTCTTTTTATTCGTGCCATTTCTAAAGGCTTGCCAGTTCTGTGTAAGCAGATCCATGACTTCAGGATGAAATGTCTCTGATACCCTTTGCTTCAACTCTTGCGTCTTAAAATCAAGTTCTTTAAAGTCGAACTTAAAACCTTCTTTGGTCATGTGTACTTCAACGAGAACTCTTTTTATCATATCATCTCCTAATACAACTTACTGCTATATCTCACACTAGAAGGACTGTTCAGCACGCTTTGGTACACTTCAGCCTGAAAACGCCAATCAATACGAAGATTAGGGAATTGCACTCTGAAATGGTTGCTCTCTTGTATGAGCATTGCAGTCATTTTCTCTTGGAGTGCGTGGAATGCTTCCTTTTCGCGTTTGTCGAGCCGCTCCCAATCACCAGCGGGGAGCATCGATGTATTGTCCTGAGTTACATCCAAAATACTTATCCTCCTAATAAATGCGTTCGCTCAATGTCACCTTATCACTAAACGGGTCATGTAACACACTAAGTGCAAGTGCTGTAGCAAGATCGTCGTGTGTCCCAACTTTAAAAGCTCCGAACTTCTCTCTACCTTCATCGTTGGTTTTGATCTCATAAATACGTAGTTCCTCACAAGTGGCTCTCATCTCAGGAACATTGGGGCCATGAATGCGCCCGCTTTGCAAGAGTGATTGAGTCCTACTCACCAGGAACTTCTTGCCAAGCGTTCCTTTGCGTCGGTTGTAGTTCTCACCAGGAACAAAGCTTGTTGGTATGAGCATAATATGCTTACATTTTGGGCGTAAAGCTATCTCTTTCTGCAAATCTTGCCACACAGGACGCCCAACGCCCGTTATGTCGATATAAACACGAACACGTCTATTTTGAAAGATAGGATTGCAAAGCATATCTGCTATGTGCTCTGCTACGTCAGGATAGGGCATACCAAGCGGTAAACGGGTGATGTGCCTGACGGTGTATTCGGATCGCATCACCGCGTCAATGCCAGTTGGGGGTACCCAAAACCCCTTGGGATCATAGTGTCCTAGCGTTTGTTTTGTAGCATAGCGAAGCTTTCCCGTGTCTATCTGAGTAACTTCTGTCACGCAAATAGCCATCGGGTCATTGACCTGGCCCACATCTATTCCCGTATTTACAGGTGATAGTTGTTCTATACATTTATAAACGTCTGATGCTAAAGTGACCATACTTCAACGTCTTTCTTTATGACCTTTGCAACATCTTCTTCTCTGAATGCCGATTGTGTACCATAACTCACCATTAGATTTGTGATTGTCCATATACATGCTCCAAACCTGTCTGGTGTTCTTTCACCGTGTAACCAATTGCACTGTTGATCTTCGAGATCTGGATAAGTGCCGACATGCAACACTTCCTTTTTCTGATAGAGATTTGATACCGCCTCTGCCAGTGGTTGCTTCCCACGCGACGCCCTCACTATTTCAAATGGCACATGCTTCAGATTGCTAGACTCTGCTGTACTCTTAATCACCGCTCCGACCATATCACCGCCATGATTGATGTCACCCACAATACAATCTGCTTTATATTTATTGTATGCCTCTAATACATTTGTTCCCCACTCATTAGGTGTCCCTGCAATGCTGTAATCTTCGAGGATATACCCGCGATTATCAATGCCTAGCCCTGCTACGATAATTCCACATTCTGGTGGCCCTTCCATGTCCTGATTAAGACTATCCGGTGGGTTAACGCCTATCACAATGCGCTTTAACTCAGGACAGTCACCCGGCAATGCCAGTCTATTATTTTCAATCCAGTCTCGTTTCCAGAGCGCCCCATCGATATCATCAATGATTAGCCCTTGTATTTCTTGTCTACCAAGGCGCGTCCCTGAGTATCGCCTTTCAATATCTCGTATAAAGCGTTTTGCTAGGTTTTCACGATTGTCATACATCGATCCATTTGTAACAATAGTGCTAGGATCAGCAAGTAAAGCTTTTATCTCCTTAGTATTTCGAGGAGTTGTAGTAAAGACAGCTTGTGGCTCAATTCCAGGGGCGGGAGAGATACGTAGTCCAAATGATAATTGATCAAATGCGCCCCAGTACTGCCATGACGCTAATTCATCCCCCCAAGCAAATGAGTGTTGCGGGCCTCTCATCTGATCGGGAACATCGGCTGAGTAGGTCGTTGCGTAGCTGCCATTAGGCCATATCAGCAGACGTTTCGATGGATAATACGTTGGCATAAACCAGGGAGGCGATATCGTCACGATCCCTGATAGCCCATTGATCATCACGTCGCGTACATCAGATACAGTACGGCCAACGAGTGCGATGTGAACGCCTGGATATTCCCACGCTTTTTCGACAATCCACTCAGCGCCTGCTCTCGTCTTGCCAAACCCGCGTCCAGCTTTGATAACCCATGTAGACCAATCCCCAAGAGGAGCTAGCTGATTGTCTCTTGCCCACGCACGCCATGTGTACTTGAGTCGCCACGCACGCTCTTTCGGGCTTTTTTTAATGTACTCGTACTTGCGTTCCCTCGACCAAGCTGCGAACTCACGATAGAATTGCGCCTCTTGATCAGGGGTTATCTTGCTTTTTGTCTTCATTGATCCGTATAGATAGATCTGCTAGCAGCTCATTTTTCGCTTGTTCTGCCTTATCGGATATTTGCGCATTGATATCAATTTGCTGTTTGTCCTTGTACTCTGGTAAATTCGCTTTTGCGTAGGCTAGAGCTAGGCTATCCGACCATTTAGGCGTCATGACTTTTGCACCCTGCTTCGTCATCGGCCTTCCACGGCTATCAATTTTCTGCTCACCTTTGTCATCCAACACCGGATCATCCTCATACACCACTTTCCCCATACTCACCATCGGCTCTTCCCATCCTATAATGCCTCTTCTATAGATAGAGCTACGCGCTACGTCTCTAGTTCTTTCGAGTGCATCATCCCATTCTTTTGCAAACTTTTCATCTTTTTCACGCCATTCATAGACAGTACAACGTTCTTTGCCAATATTCTCACAAGCAAGCGATACAGTAGGGTCTTCGCGAAGGAATGCGAGAAACTTTTCCTTCGCTTCTTTTCGCTCTGCATCTCTACTCAATGCACGCGTATGGTTGTTTGATTTGTTGGATTTACGCTCATTGCCCATAGCTTTCTCTTTGAAGTGGGGAAGGCCAGCATTCAAGTTCTCCAGAGCAAGAGTAGCCTTCCCGTGGAGTCATCATACATAACAGTATAGCATACATAGTCATGTATATTATTCCTATACGGAATGAGTCATGGAGATATCTCAGATTTTGCATCCTAGTGCGATTGTGGGCATATTTCACGAGAGGTAAAATCATAGGGGCATTGATGGTAGTGCCGCATGCGGCACTTCTCAGAGACACAAAAACCTCTCTTCAGTTTCCCAAAGAGAGGCTATGCATGAGGACTGGACCCGATCTACCGATTATTTTATGTCCCCTGAGATGACTCACATGGACATGGTTGGAATCGAACCAACGCGCCCGTATCTTCACAATACGATGCTCTACCAACTAAGCTACACGCCCTTGCCACCATTCCTTTCAGTGCTACCCCTGCTGGTCCTACAGGCTCATGTCAAATTTCTCGATCTTTCCTCAAATCGACAAACATCTGCTTTATCTCTGCCATGTTCTTTTTGTGCTCTAAATGGCTGATAACTCTCTTGTAAATAAAGAGAACAACTGCAATAGCGCCGAGTATCCAGAGCACACCATAAGGCCACATCAGCTATTCGCCTTTCTGTAGCAACTGTAATATCAGATCAAGCTTCTTGTCCTGTGCATCCTGTGCTGTCCTCAGAGTGTTGAGCAACTCACCCTGGTCAGACACAGTAGCCTTGATATTGG